TCGGCTATTGCCTTAATGAAGAAGTACGAAGAAATATTACCACCTTTAAATCTACTGCTTGAACAAATATTTAGGTAGTCAATAAAGATAACATTTGGTCTAAACGATTTCTTTAATGCAAGTTCATTGAGTAATGCTCTGAAGTGGCCAGCGTGTGCTGATGCTGTAGGATATTCTTTTATAATTAATTTACCAGCAGTCTTGTTTCTAATTTTTGTAATCTTATCATCATATAATTGTTTAGGCATAGAATGTAAATCATCCATAGTTACATCTAATAGATTGGCGTCAATACGTTCTGCTATACGTTCTTCTGCCATTTCTAAGGTAATATACAATACATTTAAACCTTGTGTTAAAAAACTAGAAGCACAGTGACACATAAACAAAGATTTACCAACACCTGTACCTGCTAGTGCTATATTTAAAGTTTTAGGTGGTACACCGCCTTTTGTAATACGATTCATATAAGATAAATCAAATTGATATTTCTTTTCTTTAGTATGGTAAAAATCAAATCTTCTTGTTGCATCTTCTATATAATCGTGACCAATATGATTATCAAAAGAAACGGCCAATGCATCTGCAAGAATACCAGGTATTGCTTCTGGTGTAAGTTTAGGATCTTTCTTATCTAGTATTTTAATACCAGTTAAGACTGCATTATGCACTGCACGATCTTTGCAAAACTTTTCTGTAGTGTCTAGTAACCATTGTAGGTCTACACTTTCATTTAATATTGTATCTAGTAAATCTTTTACTGATCTAAATTCATCTTCGTTTATATCTTTTCTCTGGCCTAGTTCTATAACAAGAGCTTCTTTTGTAGGTATGTTTTTATATTTGTTTACGAATATATCTATTTCTCTAAACAATAATCGTTCATTACGATTTGTAAAGTAATCTTCTTTACAGAAAGGTAAGGCCTTTCTAGTAAATGCTTCATTGAATATGAAATTACGTAATACTGTAATCTCTATTCGTTCATTATTTAAATTCAACTTTTCCATTTGTCAATTGTTTTTCTAATAGTTCTATTAATATATCGCCAATATAGTCTGTAAATTCTTGTGTAGATATATCTTTGTCATAAGGATTCATTACTATATCATATTTAAATCGCATAGGCAATGTACCATCTGGCTTTTCATCTTTAGCAAAGCCAACATCGCCATATTTAAATATGACTCCTTTATACTTTTCTTCTGTAAGTTTTATACAGGTAAAATCGTCTCCGTCTTTTTGAACGAATAGATATTTACTCGGCTCCGTAGAGGAACTTTTTCTTTGTTGTTTCATCTATCTGTTTTAATATTTCCTTTGTAAAATACTTTTCAGGTTCATCATTAATAGATTTACCAAACACTTTAGTGCCATCAGGTAACTCGTATCTTGTGGATACTTTTTTGAATATGCCAGCTTCTTCTGCAATTTCTAACAAACCATAATGACGGTCTAAACCTTCTTTATATGTTAGTCTTACATCTATTTGTGCATTTTCTTTTGTTAACCTTGACTTGTAGTTTTTACAGTGGATAATATTACCAATCACTTGATTGTCGCCATCTTTTTCTTTGCGTTTACCAAGATAGATGATTGATGAGGCAGCGTATTTAAGACCAGAACCACCACCCATTTCTTTTTGTGGGTACATAGAACCTATTACGTCATATGTGTGGTTGGTCATTATCATTGGAACTTTTGCCCTGCCAAGTTTCAATGTTAAAACTCTAAATGTTGATTTGACAATTTGTGATCTTGTCATATCTCTTGTTTCTTTTCCTTCAGCCGTATCTTCCATTTCTTTTGTAGTAGATAACATACCTAAACTATCTAACACAAGCATTAATGGTTTTCTTTTATCTTCTGGCTGTTCTAAATATTTGTCTAATACTTTTATTGATTGATTTCTAAATTCTTGTACAGTAGCAACTGGAACAATTACCATTCTTGTGGCATCAACACCACGTGATACTATCATCTCTTTTGAGATGGCACTTTCTGATTCAAAATAAATTACACCTGCTTCTTTATCTTTATCTAAAAAGTTTTTACAAATACCTAAAGCAAAAAATGTTTTACCTGTTGCGGCTTCACCTGCGATTGCAGTAATTTTATTTCCTGGAAGACCACCAAATATACTGCCTGATAATAATGCGTTGAAAGAATACGAACCTGTATCTATAAAATTTGTTACGTCAGCGCTATCAACACCGTCACTTACAAGTGTTGCATATTCATTGCCTACATCTTTAATTATGTCTTTTAAAAAATTGCTCATATTCTAAGTTCTCCTTTTCACTAGATATTAATACGTATTTGATATTCTCATTATATAACATTTCCTTTAGATTGTCAAGTTCTTTTGGATGAAAGTTAGGAGATATTAAATAGGGTGGGTTCTGAAGTCTGTTGATTATTACTATTTGCATATTTATGGGTTTCCACGTTTTTCATTGTATCTTTCTTTAACCTTATAGGTTTCAATTCAGTTTCTCTATTAAGGAACTTATAGTCTAGTTTGACTACTTCAAAATCAGCTTGAAGTTTATCTGCTATCTTATAAGGGTCAAATTCTGAGCAGCTATAAACATCAAACTGCATAATGGCCGGGTCGGTCTCGTCCCATACGTGTATTGCTATATGACTTGTTTCAATAACGGCCACACCTGTGATACCACGATTGCCTACTTTATCACAATACTTAACATAAGGTCCCATTAAAATTTTCATATTGATAAAAGAAATAAACTGCTTCATCCACTCGGCAAGTTTCTGTTCGTCTTTTGGGGGGTTTTTTACTTCAGCACGTATAATTAAGTGCTTGTGTATTAGTAGGTTATTTTTATCCATCTCTCTATTTGTTAAAATTTCTTCCACCATCACATCAAATATGTTATAAGTTTATTTATATAAATCATTTCTTTATCGGATGATTTGTAAGTCTTTATTTTTTGTCCAAATCTCAATCTCATTTCTTATTCTGTTCTCCTTTTTTAATGTTTCATATCGAGTAATGGCTTTGTTTCTCCACCACTCTATTATGTTATTCAACTCAAACTTATCGTATGTATCATCTTTAACGATTACATCTGATTTGCCATTTACTATATCAATATAGTTCTTAATACCATAATGGCTTATATAATATCTTTTCTGTTCTGTCAAGTCTTTTGCGTTGTTGATAACTTTATTAAAATCTTCTAGTTCTGTCTTATCTTCTTTTAAAGATCGTTTGATTAAACCTATAATTGCATTAGTAAGTTTTAATTTTCTACTTGACGCATCTTCTTTTACTAGATCGCCTACTATATTCTGAACGTAGTCTTTTAATTTTTCAAAAGGTAATCCGTGTAACATAGGTATAAAATCACTATCAGTAAGGCCTTTGTATCTGACATAAGGTTTCATACCATCATACTGACTTGATGATTTACTATTACCATATAAACTTGTAGTTTCAAATAAACATAAGTTCATATTATATTTTTTATTCATCATATCTCTTACTTTATGACTACAACAAATAGCGGCCAATAGTTTACCACCAAGATAATTATAACCAAAAGGTTGTGACGGCACTATAACAAATCCCATAATGGCCGTTTTATTAAACTGTGATAGATCAGGAGTATTGCCTAACATTTCATTTCTAGGTTTCATATTAATAACTGGTGAAGCCAATCTTATAAACCCTACAAACTTATTAGTTGTCATTTCTTTTACTGCTAGTTTTAAATTTTTACCAGGAATACTTACCATATTACTATGGCTTGAAATCATATTAATACAAGTGTCCCAAGTAACATTGTCTATTTCTAATACTTCTAATTTCATATCTTTAGGTGACATTGTAAAATCGGAAAACAAATCATCTTCTAAACTCATACCTGGAAGGCCAGTAGGAATATTTTGTATAGAAGCAATCTTTTGATCTCTCATATAATCATCTATACGATTAAAATTACCAAAATAATCTTTAAATATTTTAGCACAATGTAGTGCCTGTTCTTTATTTAATGTTTTCATATTTGATTTCCCCAACTAGACCAATTATCTTTTTTATTACGAGCAAATAATTCTATATAAGGTCCTTCTAATAATTTTTCAATACGTTCATAAACTTCATCAGGTTTTTTTGAATGTTCTCTTAATTTAGAAACAACAAGTTGATCTACGCCATTGTTTATTCTTTTTGGTTTACCTTTAGTTGCTAACAAACACATTTCAGGATTGGCTCTTGTCCAATAACCTAAACCTTTAAAATATCCTGGACTTTTTTTATTTGTTTTCACCCAGGTAAATGCCACAGTTTTATATTTAAATCCCCAAGACTCAATAACTTCAAATGACATTTTTAAAAAAGGATCTGTTACCCACATTAATAAGGTTGAATCATTTTCTGATATATCTTTAACTGGTAAATTTTTAATATCTTCAATCTTCATACAATCATAATGTTGTGTAGCATTTCTTCCTTCACCTTTCTTACTATATGATTTAAAGTACCAAGGTGGGTCAGCGTAAATTACTTTATATTTTTTTTTAGGAAAATTAATCATTAAGGTTTTCCATAATAATTTGTT